CTTGTGTTTGTCCTGGGCCTGGGTTACAACCACCATCACCTTGTATCGCAGCAGGAGTAAATCCATCAGCTAAAAATCCAGGATTGTAGTTATTTGCCGATGAATCTAGTGGACAACCATACTCTTGACAACAACTAGTATCACCCCAAGAAGGGTGTAGACCAGCACCTTGTAATGGAGGTGAACCTGTACAATCGTTACCACTACTAGGGTCGTAATTAGGAGCATTAGGATTTAAACACATAGCAGCAATCGTAGGGAACTCACAACAACCATTATTTCCAGGTCCTGTACATTCATTACCAGGTGTATTATCACAGCCCATGACTTGAGCATCACAAGCTTGTAAGTTCACACCTGATGTTACTGGTATATAGTTTAATGCTTGAGGAATTGTACATCCATATACTACGTTTATGTTTGATTCACACTGCGTTGAATTAACAACTGTAGTAGGCGCGCCTGGTAATGTAGCGTAATTTTGTGCCCAATTTGTATTAGCCCAAACATGATATAAAGTACCAGTATCACCAGTAACAGCGTCCCACCCAGCTTCGTCTATTTTAGCTTGACTAAAACTAAGATCAAGTGGATCAGAACAAAAATTCCAAACACAACTACCATCGTCTACGTTAACAGGTGGTATTAAATTACCACCATAATTATCAGCATTATAAGCATGTACAAATCCAGTGTCACCTTCTCTTCCTAAGCAACCATACACCTCAGTGATACACGAACCATCGTCTTCAACAGCGGCTGGGTTATAATTGTAAGCCGTAGAATCTGTACAGCCCGTGATAAAAGGAATACAACTATTATCATCTACTATAGCGCCTGGATATAAAACATTATATGCCGTGGCATCAACTGAAAACAAAGTTGGATTGTAAGCTGTTGGATCTGTACAACCATACCATCTACAACTTCCATCTTCTACCGTATGAAACGTACTATAATTATTTGGAATAGCCTCGGTGGTAGCGTTCATGCAGCCAGCAATACCAGCGATACAACTACCGTCGTCAACATCAGCTCCAGCATTATAATTACTAGCAGTTGGATCTGTACATCCCCAGACTAAAGCTGGAGATGGAGTTTCGTTTAATATACCTAAACCTTGTATGGCTAAACTTCCTTGATCAAAAGTAGAAGTGTTGTCTTCTTGTACTATTATAGAATCACCAGCAAGGCTTACATCTTGCCCTTTTATATAATTAAACCATTTACCTTCTTTTTTAATAAACTCGTTTAAACTACCTTTTTCTAAGTCGGTCACTATGTTAGATACATACCAACCTTTCTTTGCTTCTAAATTATAATATTGATTATCTTGATAGTTAAAAGTAACTTTTGAATCACTACCCTCGTAGTTTAAAGTATTAAAAGACTTAACTACACCAGGACTATCGTTTAAAATAACATTTATACTAGAATTTTGAGTAGTAGTAACTGATCCATAAAAAGTATTTCTATCCACCTCCTCATCATGATGTTTCCATATTTTACCATTTAAAAAAGTATAATAATCACTAGCACAACTTATACCGTCTTCAGGTATAAATGATTTAAAACTAACCCAACCTCTTACGTCTTCTTTAAATGTAACTGTTTTAGCAAAGTTTTCATCTACATTTTTTAACGTTATATTATATTCACTTTTTTTATCATCAAAACTACCAATTATTTTTTTAGATATTTTTAAATTATCTTTAAACCAATCTTTCATACCATGATCAGATATAGGTGTCAATCCATCTACAGATAATCTTACAATAGAACCTCTTACTTTGTCAGAAAAATAAGCTCTATATGCGTCCGAGGCAAAAGAATCTGGATCTTTAGATATACCATATTCTCCAGAATAAGGAATTGCTGTTCCTAAAACCTTACTAGTTGCTGTTATTTGTTTTTTACCATCAGCGTTAAATAAAGCATCTTTATTAGCTTGTATTTTTAATACTCTATCTTCACACAAAGCTAATAAGTCACCACTTTGTCCCCAACCAGCATGTAGTTTTTGGATACTACCATAACTAGGGCTTAAATCTTTAGTTATGTTTTGTCCTTGTATAAATTGATTTAAATTATTAACTCCAGAATTTGAATTATAAACACCAGAATATATTAAACCATATTTTCTTTTTTCGTTATCATAACCTTCTTCTAATGTTGCTGACACTTTAGGACCTTTGTCAATAAATACAGAGTTAAACGTATCCCTTATTCTATTAGATTCTACACCATTACCAAAAGAATAGCAGTTATGCCAACCTAAACCTACTGGTTGTTGATATATATCAGGTTTTAAACGTACGAAAAAAGAAGAGTTAATAGACGTTATAACTGTAGGTGGTCCAGTACCAAATATTGATGGAAATGTTAAATCACTTGTTGTTATTGGCTCTGCTAAACCATCGTATATAGCTGTAGTATAAGATCCATCAGATCTTAAAAAAGAAAACTGTTGTTGACCAACCATAAAATCGTCAATAACAGGTTTGTCTAATTGAACTATATTATTACTCCAACCTACTACTTTAGCTACATCATTACCACCTGTTGTATATATAGGATTTGGATCTGTACCTAACGTAGGCGTTGAAACTATAGTACCAACTGGCGCGAAAGCGTAACTTGATTTATTTAAAAGGTTAACAGGTAGAGTATCACTAGCCTCGTGAAAAATATTTAAATCGGTGTTTTCTTTTGATTCTGTTTCAAAAACAGCAGGATTTTCTGGAAAAGTTTGCTCTGTAGCGTCTTCAACATAATGCAAGCTGAGTATTTCTATAGGACAATTAAAACTTGAGTCTGCTATTTTTATTCCCCCAGATCCGTCGGCTTTTGGATCATCTATTGGATCATACACAGTTGTATCTATTACTTTATCTAATTTTAACCTCCAAGTAATACGCCTATTGTAATACGCTTGCGCCTGGTGAAGACGATACATGTTGGCATCTACACTAGTGGTGGTGCTACTAATTCCGGAACCATCGTATATGTAAAAAGGAAATTCAAATTCATCTGGGTTAGAGTTCCAAGTTTTACCCATCGTATCTTCTGCATAGTTTAGTTTGTAATATTTTTTAACACCTGTTATTTTGTATATTGTATGTTTTGGATCTCTTTTAAATCTTATGTGATTACCTATTATTAAATTATTAGCAAATTCTATATCTCTAGGCGCGGCATTTGTACTATTAATTGTCCAGTACTCTTCCCACCGTTGTGCAAACTCATTAAACATCGTTGCATAAGAAAAACCAGATGGTGGGTTTGTAACAACTGCAATATCCGCGGGGTCTAATTCACTTTCAAAAAATTCATTAGTGGAGTTAAACGAAAATGGAGATAAATCTGTTAAGGTGGCAGAGTCTGGCTTTGCATTATATCCAGGTGAAATAAAAGAAATATCTATTTCATTACCGTTCACACCTTTTCCAGTTGTATAATATTCGTAATTACTAGTGTCATTACCATGTCCTAAACCATCAATAGGGCCAATAGGAGGAGTAACATCAGGCGATGAAAGAGGCTGAATATTTTTATCGTGCTCCCAAATTGTGTTTTTGTTGTGCTTAATAGAAGTTTCGTTTGATGACTCAAGGTGATAACCACCATACGTCGTTGAACCACCAGCAAAATAATAATTACCATATCCACCTGCTTTTTCATAACCTTCACTAAAATTTCTTCTACCCCACAAAGGTTCTTCACCAGTAGCAAAAGCTTCGTCTATAACCCATCTTGATGATTCAAAAGTTGTGTTTAATTTCTTATGTATTTCACGCCAAACTAAAGCGCTCCAATAAACGTTTAAATCAAGTGGTTGGTCTGGAACTGGGTTCGTATAATCCCCCGCTGTATTTGTTTCACCTAAAACAGCGTTTCCATCAAAACCATTAGAATTAAAATGAGCAATAGCAGCATTAGCTTGAGATTTACTAACACCTGAAGAAGTAACATCCTCATAATTATAATCTTTTATATAACCTAAGTTAGCAGCTCCAATAACACGTAGATTAGGATTTGTACTTTGGTTTACTATAGCGTTGTCAATATAAGCGTCTTTAAGTATTTTTACAAAAAATCTACCTTGAAATACAGATTTATTTTGAACAATGTCTTGCCCTATTTCTAAAACTAATTGCTTGGAATTATCATCAAGATTTATTAAATCACTCGCGTCTATAGTACCAGCGATAGGAAGCCCACCACCACTATCGGTTGTAAAATCAATATCAGTTTTAAGTGGGGTTTTTAGTTTTATTATATATCTATCGATAGTTTCCTCTGTTCTTACAATATTATCTATTTCATACCAGTTAGAAATATCTTGTTCATCACCAGCTTCATCAACACTTCTTATTCTTAAAAGAAGAGGATTGTTAACAGATGCGCCACCACCACCACCTGGTGAAACGGTTGTAGTTGTACCGTCTGTTGTTGTTTCACTACTATCTGGCGAATTATGTCTTTTATGAAAATTCTCTAGTAAAGTATTATTTAAAACACTAGCACTTATATGCAGCTCGTTTTGACCAAAAACCGGTATAAAATCTTCTGAATTTTGTGGGGCCCCTGATTCTCCCACAAAAACATCGTTAGCACCACCCGCAGAAGCACTATTTTGAGCAGAACCTAACACAACTCTTCTAGTTTTTATAAACTCAGGTGCTTCGTTTTTAACATCTATAACTTTGTATTCTTCTGTGGTTAACTCTGGATCATTTGAGTTGAATTTCTTTTTTAAAAACAATGTGGTTTCTAAGTCTATTTTATTTCTATCATTAGAAGCAAAAGAAAGCCAAAGATTACCATCTTCAGCAGGAAACCATCTATCTAAAGATAAATTATAGTACTCTGAAGAAGTTTCTTTTATATAAAATTTTTGATATATAGCCCAGTTAGGAGGATTGTGGTTTGTTTTTACTTCCAATTGGGTTGTTGAAGCTGCATCTAATTTACTAACGGATAAAGAACCGGTTAAATCAGTTACAACAGGGGATTGTCTATTGTAAATATCTGTATAAACAACACCTATTTGATAATTTTTTAAAGATTTAATAGATTTAAAATTATTGTTATTCCTGTTTTTTAAAGCAACGGTAAAGTTAGGTCTAACATTTTTTAAACTATAATTTTGCTCGTAATTACCATATATAATTCTACTACCACTAATCTCTTGAGCCAAAGCTCTTTTTGGAACAGTGTCAAAAGATCTTATTAGTTGACTTGAATCTAATAAAGCTTTTATAGTATCTTGTTTTATAGTGTAAGAATTACTTATCCAATAGGTGTCGCTTGGGTTTATTTCATCAACGAGGTAAACATTAGGTGAATCAACATCTTTGTATAATATATCTATTTGTTTTACATCTTTAGGTATATTATCTGGTACAATTTGTTTTATTATTAGCTCTCTAAGTTTATTTTCCATTCCCAAGTTATAACCCGAGTTAGGTGTATAACTATTATTATAAAAATTTGAACTTTCTTGATCCCAAGATCCTGGTAAAAAAGCCACTTCAGAAAAAGGTCCAAAACTAGAATACTCATTGTCTTTGTATTTCCATCTAAACGCAAATCTAGGAAATTTTAGTTTATATAACTTATCATAACTTTTATCTATATCTGTTACGTAATCTGGAGTAATATTAACGTTTTGCGATGCTTGTGTGCTAATACTTATAATGTCACAAGTATAGGTACTTGAAGCGGTGTCTATTTGTTTGATAGTTAATCTTACATCATAATCGTTTTCTAAAGGTAATAAATCTTCTCCAGGAACACCTAGTTTTAACTTTATAACGTCTCCAATTTCATAATTTAAACTACCACTACCAATAGATGTTATTGTAATATCTATAGTGTCATTAGGTTGAACATCATCAAAATTAAAAGAGGTAAAACCATATGAATTACCCGTTTTTTCTCCCACCATTTCAAGCGTTGGAGCTTGTAGAGGTGGTTTTTTTATAACAGTAATATGCTCTTCTTCTACTTTTATATTACTATTAAAAATAATACCTCGTTCTTCATTTACCAATCTTGTAGCTGAAGGAGAAGAAGGATTTTGAACAGTACCTAACAAACTGTCTTTTATATTTATTTTTTTAGGTTCAGTTTTTCCATCTGTCCAAAATAACATATCATCAACAATATTTATACCAGTTATACTATCGTTATGATTAAAGTTTAATGTTCTTGGACCAGTGAAAAGTAATGCGCTATAAGAGGAACCACTATACCCAGAGGCAAGATTTAAAACATTTCCTAAAAATATTTTTTGATTTTGTAATATAAGTACCGAACCAACAGTGCTTATTCGCATACCGTTTACAAAACCTCCCACTTGCCAACCCGCTATATTCGTTTGATCATTACAGTCTTGTAATTTAATAGAATTATTTTGATGATCTATATAACTAACACAAAAATCACCATTTTGCATACCATTGTAATTTGGTAATAAAGTTACCACACTTCCAAGAAGCAAACTGTTTACAAGAAATAAATTTGGATCTGGAAATGTTATTAATCCAGTAGCAACTTGAGTTGTAACTTGAATCGTGAGTGTTATAGTGGCTGTTATTGTCTTACCATTGTCCCAACTTTGAGAAACGTAGTCTGGTGAAGAACCACCTGTCCAAGACGAAGCAATTGGAGGATCTAAATAAGCATCTAGTCCAGAAATAGGTGTATCTAACTCAACTCTAACACCCGTCATACCTAAACCGTCAATAACTAGATTTGAAGGAGACGCGTTTATCATTTGATATGTAGAAGACAAACCAGGTTGATCAGAAAATAAAGTTATAGATCCACCAATTAAATCTGAAATATTACCAATGTAATTTTTTATATAAACATGACTATAACCATCTGAACTCCAAACAGTGCTAGCATTTGGTGCATTACCCCAGTCTCCATTTGTTGGAATGTAAATAGCATCCCCTTTTTTAACATGATGGCTAACATTACCTATGATAAACTCAAGTGTTGAATTAGCTGAAACAGGTATACCTTCAAACTCAACAACAAAAGGCTGTGGTGTGCTTTTATTAATTACAGTAGAAGTGTTAGACGTGTTGCCATTAGGATCTATACCCGTAACTTGCCAACCAGGTTGTATTTCAGAAAACATAGTTTGATTTGAAACAGTGAGTTCGTTAGTTGAAGTAGTAGACGAGTTTGATTGAGAAAAACCAAATTTATCAACAAAAACTTGTTCACATCCAGTTGAGTTATCAGGTGTTGGAGTGGTTTTACGTAATATTTGATCTGTTAAATTTATAGGAGTTGATAAAGCGCCAGGATTGGCTAAAGAAGCTGGTGATGATAATTTCTGACCAGAAATCATCCAATATAAAGTGTCGTTTTTTTCATCAGAAATAGATCCAACGGTAAACGCACTGCTTGGTACAAAGTTAGTAGGACAACCGTTAGAATTACCAGCTAAATTTTCAACAGCACCAACATTGGAATCATCCGAAGTTGATACTTGTATATTCATTGCATCTCTATATTCACCTTTTGGAATAAGTCTTTCGTCAAGATCTTTATTCATTTTTCCACCTGTAAAGGTGTTTTTAATCTCTGGCATATACTAGTGTTTTATCTGCTTAGATTTGCCTCTAAGTATTTGAGTTAATTCTTCTAATTTTATATTTGAAAGTCTTAGTTTTGCTGTTCTAATAGCAGCAAATCGCTCTTTTTTATATCTTCTAATAACTGATTCTGAAACATCTGTTCTTGTTGATATTATTGCGTATATAATAGATTTATACATCGCCTCTTCAGCAAACTTATGTACAACCATTTCTCCATCAGTACCAAGGCCATCACTTATATAATCTAAGATCACAGTTTTTCCTGAAATATTAGAACTAAAATGTGCTGTATTAAGAACATTATCTATATAAAAAGACCCATTAACCTGAGCATGTTGAGGATCTAATCCGTATCGTTGCCCATTATGTGGCCAATAATTATCATCATCGTAATCATCATTATTGTTTTCAGAAGGTGTTGATGATTTATAATTACCCCAAGTAGCAGAACTTTCTTCATCACCAACACGTACAACAGAAATGCTTTCTACTTTGTAAACTCCATTATCTGATAAAGTGGTTGGGTGTTTTTGAGATATTATAACACATCCTCTATACGCAAAATTACCAGCGGAAGAAAAAGTTGCGCTTAAACCGTTTTTACCAGGTATTATTACTTCTGTATGTGTACCATTAGATGTAATAGAACTAGTTTCAGCATAATCTCCATTTTCATCTACTAAAATAACTTTTAAATTACCAGTAACATATCCACTTATAACTATAGAAACTTGATATGATTCATCAGATCTTATATCTACATCTGTTTGTGTAAACGCCTGTTCAGAACCAAGATCATAAGCTCTAACACCGTTTTTTTCAAAATGCCACCCTCTTAAAGGATCTCCAGCTTGTGACTGTGGTGATGTAATAAAAGTAACAGGCTGATTAACTGAATTTGGTAGTTCAATTCCACCCAGTGAATTAGGAGAGGTATTTAATAACCAACCTTCCGCACTACCATGAAAATTACCATTTGTAATTAACTCACCCGCTTGTATTAAATTACCATCATCGTTAAAAAGATACTCACCATCATCATCTGTTTGGTTTTTAATTGGATTTGAAGTTTTACTAGCTGGATATAAAAGGTGTTTAATTCCAGCTGAATCGACCCAAGATAATTTTGTATAATTAACATAATCTTTTGGTAAGCGCATTTGAAGTGATGCTGAAACTACTACTTCTTCTGATTTTAAAGATCTTAAAGTGTCAAAAGATAATTCTTGTAATGCTCTTTGAGCGTGAAATGCAACTTCATTCTTTTTTGTTTTTGGTATAATTTTATCCGCACCAACATAGACAAACATAAATTGGTTTATTATGTCGTCTAAAGAAGTAATTTGGTAGTTATGAGCTCCAAGAGCACTGCTATAATAATCTACGTCTGATATATTGTCTAATAATCCCATTTAATTATGATTTTTCTTGCATTATTTGTAATGTTTCCAATCCTTGTGCTTGTTGTGCTAGGTCTGCTTTTTTCATAGACACACCAGCGTATTTTAATATTTTATATACTAACTCTGTTTCTTCTGATTCATGAAGACTAAAATGTGTTGTTTTAGAAGTATCAGTATCGTGTAGTGCTTTTCCACCAACCACAAAATAACCCCATTGAGGTTTATTACCTGCGCCACCCGACGGTGATTTTATATATGTATGTCTACCCGCATAAGTAGGTTTGTTAAATTCTGTTGGATAAATAACAATAGTATTTTCTGACCTTCTAGTAAAAACAGGTCTTAAAAAAGTTGGTTTTGTTAGTGGGCCATGAAACATTCTTATAATTTCATCTTCTTGTACTTGCTCTACTAAAATAGGACTATGTGGAGGTATCGCAAAAGTATCAGTTGTACCATTTGTTAAATAAACGGTCCCTAACCTATAAAGATTAGTACCATTAAGATTAGCATACGTTGTTGCACCCGTAACACTACTGCTAGATTCAAAAAGACTAATTTTTTCATTTAAACGGTCTATAGAATCTTGGTATTCATATTGTCTATCATTACTCATAATAGAAAATTTATCTAAATCATAAAAATATTGTTCAAATATTTCTCTTTGAGCTTGATCAGCATAAAGATTAAACTCCTGTGGAGTTATATATCCTCTTTGCTCTTTATTAGCTATAGCTAATACTTTTTGATACACATCATCTATATTTACCATAATTTCTTTTTAATGATTATAAGGAAAAAATCTATTCAAAACTTGTTGTCTTTTATCACAACCACAATCTTTACCTGTTACTTTAGCAACAGTATCTACAACTTTTTTAATTCCAGTTGCTTTTGTTATTTTTGCAACTGTATCACCTAGACCTTTTGATTTTTTATTTTCCATATAATTTGAGTTTGTAGTTTGCAATCGCCCCGTAGAGCGACTGCATCTACAGTTTGATTAATTATTTAATCTTTTTTCAATATTAGAGTAAACCTCCATTCCTTCATCAGTTTTAAACCAAGCGGCTAAAGCTGAGTAAGGATGTTCGTCAAACGGAACATTCATTAGCTTTCTATTATTAGAAGCCCAAGAAAAAGTTCTTTGATCTCCAGACAAACTTAATATTCCCATTTCTGTTGCTTTAATACCAAAGTTTCTAAGTTGAACATTTTCATCATCTGCTAACTCTAAGAATAATTGAGGATTTCTTTTAGCATATACTAACAAATCTCTTTTAAGTTCTTTAGAAGTCATCTTAGACACTCTAGAACCAACTTCAACACGCATAATTGCTTCAGCCATGTCTATATCCATATCTTTAGCAGCATTTAAAGCATCTATTTCTAATTCTATACTTTCAACTTCATCAATTGCTTTTTGTTGAGGTTGATCTTCAATATAAATACTTCCTTTGTTAGGGTGGTACAAAGACAATAGTTTTTGTAAAACAGTTTTATTTTTAGGAACAAACAAAACTCCATTTCTAAAAATAATATGTGATAACCTTTGTTCTCCTTGCATTTCATCTACAAAACAAGTTTGTTGATTTTCGCAATATTTTAACTCTCTTTCATAACCTTTTTCTTCATCAAAATAATAAATATTAGCAGATCTTATCATTTTACTTAAAGGCCTTTTGTTTCTAACTAGGTAATATACTCTATCTTTTACTTCCCAATTATCAATGTTTTTATTTTTAGGTTCAACTCTTTTAGTTTTTTTTGTTTCAACAACTGGTGTTTCAACAACAGGCACTTCTACCTCTTTAGTTTTTTGTTTTTTTGCCATAATATAATATATAATAAAATTAATAAAAATAAAAGGCCGAGGCCGAAGCCCCGGTCTTTTAAAATATAGTGATTAGTTAATTAAAAAGAAGTTATTAGCCCCTTGAGTAACTAAACATCTTTCAGATAAATAATGCATTTCCATAGCATCTAAATCAGATGTTACAGCTCCAACAGAACCAGTAACCCAAGTCTTCATTTTTCTAGACTCAGTTTGCGAAGCTCTATATCGAACGTGTAAAAATGGACGTTTCATATTTTTACCTAACATTTGGTCATAAACTGAAGAAACACCAGCTGGAACTAAAACGCCTCTAATGGCGTTAACAGTATCTCTATCGTTGATAGCACCTCTTGTTCCAAAATCATTTAAGTACTTCCAGTCAGACTTGTAGAAGTCATAAGAACCTCTTCTGAAACCAGAGAAACCTAAGTTTAATGCCATATCTTCTGAGTTATCAAACACTCCGTAAGAAGTACCACCAGCTCCGTAAGAATTCATTGAAGCTAACATGTCATCTATTGCTAAAGCAGTTGCTCTATTAACAAACATCATGTTTTCTTCGATAGCTCCATTTTTATCAAGTTCCGCTAACATAGCGTCAAACTCAGCTAAATCAGTAGCAGCGTTAACACCAGTTATACCAGAAGTTTGATTACCTCTAGATTCTAAAGCAGCGAATAAACCTTCAGTACCGAAGTTATCAGTAGAAGTGTCACCTAAGAATGTATCAGCATCAGATTCATCAGTATCACCCATGATACCCTCAATGCACATCATCTCGCAGTAATCTGCAAAACGCATTTTTGTTTCAGATTCAGCTTTAACATACCATAAATAACCACCCGTTCCATCTTCATTAGCAACTTCAACCCAACCTATTTGAGCAGCATCAGATCCAGAGATCTCATACTTATCTTTAATAATAACTGGTTTATTGCTAAAAGTTTTATGAGTTGGTTTAATAGCACCTGATCTACCGGTGTCACCTTTTGCATACTCAGATCCTATAACTAATATAGTATGAGTAACATCGTTATCAGAACCTTGAGCGAACCCAGCGTTTGCTAAAGTAGCTGTAGTATTTCCAGCGTCATAAGGAGTTACACTAATACCACCTGTTACAACACCACCTGAAGACGCTACAGCAGTAACTAATAGTCTCGCAGTTGTATTTGAATCAGATAATAATAATACATCATTTACTCTAATACCGTGAGTAGTTTGAGCAGCGTTACCATCAATGTCAGTTTCAACTTGTAATTGACCACCGTTGTTAGAACCAGAAGCTTGGTTGTCATCATGTAGTACAAATCCTTTGTACGCTAAATGTAATCTACCTTGCTCAGCCCAGATAACTTGATCTGATTGCATTGCTTCTTCAGCTCCGACTTGAGCTAAGAATCCAGAAATCGTACGGTTTCCAAAAGCCTGCGCTTCTTTTTCCATAAGTTCTGGTAGATATTGAGACGCCCAAGTACCATCAGTACCTCCGTCTGCAAAATCTATATAATTTGATTGTAGTATCTGCTGCACTGGAGCAGCAGTCATACCACTTGCACTTGTAATTGCCATTTTTTAATTTTGTTTTAAATTGTTATTTATTTTCTATTTTTAATTTTAAACTTAAAACCAGAAGAATCATCACCTAACACTTTAAACTTCATGCCACCAGCTTTAATTTCACCATGAGCTTGTCTTGGATCCATATTTACATTTTTGGCTTTTGCAACACTATCTTTCATAGCATCGGCTTTTCCTTGTTCATAAAAGTGTTTTGCAACAGCATCTGCATTCATAGCTGTATATAGAGATTTATGATAACCTTTAGCGTCTGTTAAAGCAGAGTTTTTATCCAAAAACTTTTTGGTAAAATTGCTTATATCACTTTGGGTGTTTTTAACCTCTTCAGCGTTGTTTACATTGAACCTGTATTTTTTATCACCGACATTGTATTCAAAACCTTTGAACTTGTCGTTAAAAACTTGATTAGTTTTTTGTGTAAAAATTTCAGAATTCTTTTTAACTGTTTTTTGAGTTACTTCTGACTCCTTGTTATATCTATTAAAGAAATCTACAGCTTTTTGTTGTTCAGGCGTTAGCTTTGAACCAGCTTTAATATCTTTATAGTATTTGGACTTTTGCCCGTCCAGATGGGCTCTAGCGCTGGCAACTTGCTCTTTTAGCGCTAACTTTTTTCTTCTTATATCTATTTCTTCATCAACTTCTTCGTCGTAAGAAAAAGAATCTTCCATAAGGAAGTTAATTTCTTCATTATTTAAATGAGGTTTTGTTTGCTTGTAATACTCATAAAGTAGATTTTGATCATCTAGCTTTGAATAATCTTGATTAAGCTTTACATAGTCATTTAAATCACCACCAGTTTCCTCCATAAAGTCCATTAACTTTTGAATATTTTCTGGTATTGGTTTTCCAGTAGCTTCAGCTTCAGCTATAGCCTCTTCAACTTTTTCTTCTACTTCAGTAATCTCTTCTTCTGTAGACTCTTCAGTTATTTCTTCTAATACTGGAGCTTCTTGTGCTTCTGCTTCCGGCTGTACTTCTTCTTGTTCTTGTGTGGGCTCGGCGTCTTTAGACTCTGCAACCACTCCGCTGTCGTCAGCGTTATCTTTTTTAGTTTCATTTTTTTCTTTTTTTGGTGTTGGGGGTTTACTTAAATCTACTTTCACAACACTGTCATCGTCTGCAGATTCAAATTTGCTTTTATCAACTTTTACCACGTTTTCGTCACCTGGATCTTGTTGGTTTTGTTTTGTAGTTTCCTCAACTACTTGTTCTTTGTTTTCTTCCATAATATAATATAATAATAATTAATAAATTTATCTAGGGTCAAACACGCCTAAGTCAATTCCGCCTCCTAGTATATCATTACCTGAAGACTCAAAGTTTTTAGGTGGTTTTCCACTTTTTCTTTGTTCAATCATTTCTGATTGTTGTGTAGCTTGTATCTTAGTTCTCTCGTCTTTACGATCTTCTTTTTCTTTTTCTCTACTTTTCATGCCCTCAACTTCAACACCTTTAAGCTGCATGTTGTATTGAAACTCTAGCGCCATTAACTCTTTTTTCATTTCAACCTCTTGTAACATTTTTTGAGACTCAATTTGAGCTTCCATTTGCATAAGTTCCGCTTTGCTAGCGTTTAAGGCTTGGTTTTTCTGAACATCAGCCTGTGCAGCTGCTTGAGCCGATTGCTGATTCAATTGTGCTTGCCTTTCCATGTTTTGCTGTTGCATGGCTTGGTCTCTGTCTTGTTTCTTTTTTCTACGTATTTTTAAAAGTTGATTAGCTAGTTTTATGTTACGTATTTCTCTTAAGTCAATAGCATCTTCTAATTCTATTGTTTGTTGTTGTAAAGCCATTTGAATATTGTTTTCTAAAATAGCTTTTTCTTCTTCGTCAGGAGTTAATTCTAAAAATATACCAAAATCATATAAATGCAAATTAGCCATTTCTTCTAATGTAGCTACATTGTGAACACCTATAGCTTGTATAAAAGCATCTTTTGTTGGTGAATATTCTATAATATCAGATATTCTAAGCGATAAACACTCTGCTGTTTCAGCCGTTAAATATAATCCAGATTGTAATATATGCCTTGTTGCTGTATTAGAGTTGGCCGCAGCTAACTTTTGTATTCCAACCAAAGCGTTTTTATCTGGCATACTACCATCTCTAGCCTCATTAAGCCCTGTTACATCACGTATCATTTGTAAGTAATAATTATAATTACCTATAAGTGCTTGCATTTTGTTACCACCAGATCCAGATGTTATTTCTTGAATAGGTACTTTACCAGGATTCATGTCACCTTCTTGTGTAAAAGATCTACCTATTACAGAACCAGTTTGAAAAAACATATTTAAAGCTTCTTGTGGATTATAGTTTGTACCATTACCTAAATCAACTTCAGCTAAACCATCAGCATCCAAATAAACACCATCTGGAACCATACGTGCCATTACTTGTTGTAATTTTAAATGTGTAAGTTGTATCATGTCCGCAAAACCAGTTATACGTTTTACTAGCGAATCAATTTTACCATTATACATTCTTGGTGCTACAATAGCATAATTCATTTTAACTTTTGTATAATCGCTTTTTGGGCGCATCATGTTTTTAGCCATTTCCCATTTAAGCAATCTATCAGTACCAAGCACAATAGCACCATCGTAAACACACTCTATAGATCTTAATAGTCTAGAATATCCACCCTCCATATCACTTGGTGGATTAAAAGAATCATCTTTAGGTATAATTTTATCAGCACCAGTAGCTACTTCTTTTATTTTGTAAACCTCGTTCATATAAGTTTTATAATTAAAATATAAAACTTGAACCATATTATTATCTTCTTTGCCTTGAGACCATTTAGTGTTATGGTTGTTAGTATTATAAGATTTACTTTCAACTATTTCATCGAGATCGCTTTCGGTTAAATGTGGAAATTGTTTTGCTAATTCATTTATAGGAATTCTTTTAACTTCACCCACATAATATATATCATCAAAATAAGGTGAGTCTGTGTAAGAATATACAAGATTTGCAGGGTCAACATAGTCTATTACAACACCCTCTGAAGTATTAAAAGAGTTTTTAACAGCACCAATACCTAAAACTGTTAAATCATAATAAAACCGCTTTTTAATTAACTCGTATTTACTACCTTCAAATAAAACATTTAAAGCTTGTTCTTCAGCAAGCTCAGCAGCTTGTTTATAAGAAATCTGCATGTGAAGTTCTAGTTCTTCATTTGTTTCAGGTAGTGTTTTTTGATTGCTTTTTCTAAGGTCTATACCAAGATTACTCATGGCAAACTCATTAAACTGTTGCGATTGCATATCACTTATTATATTCTCCATGTATTTAGTACGTTTACTAACACCATGTGGGTCTTGAGAAAAAGCTTTTATATCATAAGTTCTTTCAGCTATACCATTTACAACTATATCTACAAACTTAGGTATTATTGGAACGGGTTTCCAGTCTAAATTTAAATAGGACAAATCACCATTTATAGATAACTCATCCTTATATTTTTGTATAGATTGTTCGCCTCTAGCGTATAGTCTTAAACTATGAAAATTATCATGATTAGATTTGTATCTATTTATACTTCTATCATCATTAAACCATTCTGTTTCTATAGCCTTAGCTACTTTTAAACCATATTCATAACTCAACTTTTCAGCGTCACTAACGGTTTGACTTGGAAAATAACTTGTAATGCCAGACTCTGCCATATTTATTATTTGATTATTTGTGAATTAGTTCCAGTATTACTATACTTGGAAATATTTATATTTAGTTTACGTTTTTCTATTTTTGCGTTTGGAGCATACAAATGTCTATTATTTGCCATTATAGCTAAACCAGAACTTATAGTTGCATCAAACTTTGTTCTTTTGTTTATATCAAATTTACTCCAATCATTTAACAAATCGTTGAAGTATAAATCTCCAAATGTTCCATCTTGTCTTACACCAACGTGATCTTGTATATACATTTCTATTGCAGCAGCGTGAGCTTGTTTTATATCTTCACTTGAGTTTGGTATACCACCCACTTCTTTTTCTGCTACAGATAATTTGTTCCATACTTTATCTGGCCTATTCATAGAAAAACCTCTATAACCTCTTCTTCTTAAATAATATAAAAGACGAGGTTTGTTGTTCTCTGCGAGTATTGGCATACCATAAAATACTAACGCCATTAATACATCTTCAAAGAATATTTCAGCTGTAGGTGGTCTTGATAAGTATTCTAAAAAGAAGCTGTTCGCAGGAGCGTCCTCCATACTAAACCTGGTTAAGCCGTGTAATGCTCCTTTAGATCCTTCTCCATCTACAGTCCCTGATATATCATAAGAGTCACAACCAAATGCTCCCATGTGTTCATTACCAGGGTGTTTTATACCGTTTTTTAACACCACTCTATTTTGTAGTTGTTGAGGTGGAACCCAACTAACTTTAAATCTACCTTTTGGATCTGGATAGAATATTACTTGTGAATCTTTTATACCATTAACCCATTGAAAATTACCAGTTGTAATTCCTAAAGTTTTAGACATTTCTTCGTTATAATCTATCTGCTCGTATATTTTAACGAGATTAAAAATAGAATTTTTAGTCTCATCTCTAAACGCGTGTTCTTCAGTTCTTGGAAACTGGCGGTAAAACTCATTTAAAGCGTCTTGATCACCTTTTAAACCTTCTGCTTCGTTATTCCAATGGTCAACTACACCTACATCTATTAGTTCACCGTCTGGGGCAAACACATCTGTGTCAGGAGTAATGAACACTGGAATTCCGTGCTCATCAATAAATCCCTCGTAGTTCCATTCCATTGGGATAAACAAAGAGTATAAACCAGATTTTGTTTGACCGTTTCTATTTCGTTTAGTGACATCTGATGCATTGTATAGTTTTTTGAAGTTACCTCCACCTTTGTCTAGGGCGTTGGAAGTTGAACCCATCATACACTTACCTATAATTCTACTACCTAATCTAAGACATGTTTTTGTAACACGCCAGTTGTTTAATATATTATCAGGTCTTTCCCATTTACCACTTTCATCATGTACTAATAACGCTAGTTTTTCACCATCATAACTATTATCGCCAGTATTTTTCCAGTCAATAGTAGTATCTAAACCTTCTATTTCCTCCATACCGTCTGTAGCTGACATTTTCTTTCTTGTAAACTTACTAGCTGGTACTCTATATGCAAGTTCAGATTTCGGACGGTCCATACCGTCTTGTATAGGTTTAAAAAAGAAAGGATAATTTATACTTATTGGTACAACTTTATCTGTAAACATTTTTTTAGCATCAGCACCTGTTTTAGATAGTATACCATATCTACTATCACTCGATATAGTGGCTAAATTAACTGTTTCTGCAGATGACATGAACGAAAAACCTGATCTTCTGTTCTTTAGGTAGCACATACCATAACATCTTTTATCTGCTTTACAAGCTTCCCAAAATATAAAAAACAATCTATTTGCCTCTCTAAAATCTGGGGCTCCAACATCAATTTTACTCCATTGTAAATACATATAGTGTGTCCCTACTATATATGTTGGTTTACCATTATTTGTAAACCAAAAACCTTCATCTCTACGTTTAAACTCCTCATCTATATAGTCGTACCACTGCTCTTTTTGATCTTCTGGATAATTACGCCAATCAAATATATTTTTAAGACGAGATAATTCTTTAGGTTGATCAAACTTAACCCACTTGTTTTTATTGTTGCTATACACACTCTTTGGAACTTTCGGTAGTGCAATGGCCAAGTTTTGTATTTCTATTATTTCACCTATCTGTCCGGTTTTAGATATAACAACAACATCATGCTCTTTATTATATCCGTATTTCCACTTTTTACCTTTGTTAAGTCTACTTATAGTGGTTTTTTTTATAGGTTCAATTATTTTAACCAACGTTTGCTCGTACTTCATTATAGTTGGTTTTTAGGATTTTGGTCTTTATTAAACAAGTTTTTTATTTTATCTATAGCTTCTTTAAAAGCAGGGTTTTTATCAGTATGATCTCTATAATCTATTAAAATTTCTTCATTACGAAGAATATCTTTTTCTGCTATAGCCACTAAATTATTATCTTTTTTATTATAAAATTTAGCATTTTTATCTTTAGAATGATTAACCCATCTTCCTAGCACCGTTCTATAATAATTATCAATAGTCACATCGCCTATAACCTCTCCTTTTTTTATATTTTTAGAGGCAAAAACTCCAATGTTATGTATATTAGACTTTTCTTTATGGTAATTAAAGTGTTCGACCTCTATAACGTTATCCATGTTGATAAGTATCCACGCCTGTTCTTCTGTAAGCCCAATCTCATTAAGCCATTTTTTATAATCGCTCATTTCGACCTACCTTCTGCAAATCCTTTAAAAGTTTTTTTCTTTGTCTCTTCAGGTGTTTTTCCCTCAAGTAATTGCTCTTCTTCTTGGATTCTGTTAAGTATTTCAAACGCATCAAATATAGCTAGTTTTTTAGTAGCTGCAGCGTTTTTAAGTCTATCCGCTGATATATCATCGTCTGAATCTACGATTGGCTCTTTAGCGACTTTAATTAATTCATCTACCGCTCTCTGCCCAGCTTGGATTATATTCTTCTTCGTTTCCTTGATATTCATATTTGATTGTAATAAAATTAGATAAAACTCTAAATAGTCTTTCGTTATCAACGATAAACTCATATTCACTACTTGGCCTGAAGCCAACTAGGTCTCCAACCTTTACTGTACCATCTGAATATTTAACAATACCCTGTAAAGGTTTTTCGGATTCAGTGTTAAACTGATCTGTAGCTTTTAAAGGTATTACAAAACAATAACCTTTTGGAGCTATCCACTCTTTATCTCTTTTATATAAAAAGATTTGATCGTGGTTTATAAAATAAGTGTCTTCATTAAAGTACGCTTTACTATTTTTTTCAACACCTTTTACATTGTGCCATCTACGGAAAACATTATGATGTACTATAACAGTGTCTCCTACTTTTATATCTGTATTACCAATCATAGGTGTAGACGTAACAATAGCCTCTCTGTTTACATAGTGGTGATTAAATACTTCTGTGTTAAGTATTAACTCTCCACCATCTAATTTTTTGGTATTGTTATATCTTTCTCCTTTTGGTTTTACAACAAAGTTGTAAACACTTTTCATTAGTATTCCAAGTTGTACTCTACGGATACCGCCATATTCTTATTAAAGTCTTTCCAAGGTAGTACGTCTTTATTTTTTTTAATATAAATAGAATATTTTTCGTCTTCTTCTAATATATCACAAATTATATGTCCACCGTAAACTTCTTGACCAACAGCATAATGCATGGCGTCATTCTTGTAGTCTTTACCTACACTAATCTTTCTTATTAGCTTCGCCATTTTCTTTTGGATAATTTATTATACCTGTTTGAATATCTATATCGAAAGTACCATACTCTTTTTCAAATTCATTTTGAAGTAAAGTAAGACTATCTCTTAAACCAGCTATTTGATGCATCATTTCATGTTTTTTAACTTCCATGTTACCTATTTCTAGTTGTGCTCTATTCAAACTGTTTACTGTGTCTTGAACTTTGTTTAACTGATCTTCAGTTATTTTTTCAGGTTTAATGCCTTTAAGTTCTTTAATTTTTTTACTTGTTCCTTTTATTTTGCTTGTCGCCATTTTATTTAATTTAAGTTAATTTTAATTTGTTTTTTTACGATGTTAAAGGTAATCTTTTCATATAATCGTGACAATCTTTTCTATCATCTGCATTTAAAGGTGATCTAAACACCATTATTTCTTTCATAGGACCATTCCATGTTTGTGAACTACCATTTTTACCAGATATCTGTTGTATTTCAAAATCCTTTGAAGTTGCAATAGTTTCCGTGTCTGACTGCGCTACGTTATCAATATATAATACAGCGCTACCATCTGTTTGACAAACTAACATAATATGATAAAGAGTATCATTTACTAACGCGCTAGGAGTATCTAAAGAGAATGTTTTAGTTTGACCATCTATTTTTATACTCATTGTGTTAGCCCCGGAATCATGCCTAATAAAATCATTATTACCCGCGTCGTCTCCAAACATTACTTCATTACCACTATCCCAGTCAGTGTTTGATCCATACCAAGCCAATGTCCAACCTGTTGCTGATGTATCTAAAACAATATTACTACCAGCTTGTAAGTAATCAGCATTTGGACTAGTTGCAAATGTTATTTCCTCATTAGCCGCGCTAAACGCGGGTTTTCTGTTTGCTGTCCCTTGTTCAAACACAAGACCAGCTACTCTATCTGTCCAATTTGTAACTGCTGTTCCATCCAGTTCTAAATCTTGCGCTCTAGCGGTTAGCCATAAAGCTAAATTCAATTCAGATGAAAGCGGATTCCAAGGGGCTCTATCGTCTGATCCATATGTTGATAAACTATTTCCTAGTCCTAACATTATTCTCCTATATAAGCTATTAAAGCGCCGGTTTTACCATTTCCAATCTCTATATTAGTCCATCTACCATAAATAGTAACTCCTTTTGGAAATGTATTAGAATTGTCTATTATTTGTCCACCTCCACCACTAATAGCGGTTTCAGATCCAACAGTTAAATTGTGAGCAGCTACAGCTGTACCAACATATTCTAAACCTAAATCTGCTGTATTAGAAGTATCAGCCGTTAAACCCTCACCAGTTCCAGATGTTATTTCTAATTGAGTATCTGCTAAAAATGTAATAGCTACAAACACCTTGCCCGAAGGTGGTGTTATTGGGTTATCAGCTGTGTCTGTGAAAACACTACCTAGCTGTCCAAAACCATAAGCTGTATCTTGTGTTATTGCCATAATTTTATTTTTTTACTTTTTCAAATGATCGACCACCAAAATAAGCACCGATCACGGTTATTAATACTAATTGAAGTAAATCAACCCATGATGATTTAACTTCAAAATTTAACGCACCTGCATCTATAAATATTAATAGCATGGTGCATACTATTAAAAATATTAATACTAATGGCCTAACATTTTTACTTAGCCACGAGTCTGATTTTAAATCTGCTTCCCAACGAGATGTAATGTTCTTTTCCATTTCAACCTCGTAGTTAGCAATTAATTCTTTTATTTTTCTTTCTGCTTCTAGCTTTTCTTCGTTAGATGTATGTAAATTATCTATAACACCACCTACGCCTTTTACTAGCTCTGCAGCTCCTCCTGAAAATAGTTGTCCTAACATAATTTAATTTTAATATCCACTTCCGCCACCACCACTAGACGGCGCGTTTGTATTAAGAGGCATGCCTGTTGCTTGTTGATGGTTAGCGCCACCCATATAGCCTTGTTGACCCTGCCAATTGTGCACGTGATAACCACTTAATCCATTTGCTCTTGCCCATGCTAATGCTTCTTCTATTGTTGAAAACAAAGGTATACCAGCTATTGTTGTTAATATTGCCATATCTATTTTTTTGCAAATTTTTCTATACCACTTATACCAAAACAACCAAGTACTACAAATACAAATGAATCATATACAAATTCATTAATCATCAAGTCTCTTCCTAGCCAGCCAGTTATAAGATCTACTATCATAATCACACACATTATTGCAAATGCAATAAAACCTATGATAGATTTTTCATTCCACTCGTTGTTATCTTTAAATATCTCCATCATTACCATTGTTTGCGTCGTCCTCCCAAGGAAAGCCAGTGTCTCCAGCTTCTTTCCATTGTCCATCTATTAATATAGAGTCAACGCCATTAATATCCATTCTAGGAAAAACCTCACCATTATAAGTTATACTATCATCGTTATAAGATAGTTTACCAACTCTCATATCTGTAGCGTGTCTCATTTCATGGTTTATAACTTGTCTTTCTTCTTGACTACCAGGTACTATATTTTGATTTATATATATTGTACCGTCCATATTAGCTTCACCCATAACACCTTCATCTAGTGGCATTCTAATAATAGGTGTACCAGGTATTGATATGTCATTTTCTCCAGCTTGTTTACCAAAACGCATTTTTGTTTTGATTTCACCAGCTACAGCGTAGTTACCTCTATTTTTCCCTAGTTTAAAGCCCACGTCTTCCGGTCATTGCTCGTCTATTAGTTTTAGGCCCCTCAGGTCTAACAAGCATTCTTTCTCTTTTTACAATTTGACCAGCTGTTTGCCCTGCTTTTGCTGGAGATTTTTTACCGTACATTTTTAGCGGTGCTTCTTCTATAGCTTTTTTAAACTCTGGGTTAGCATCACTAGCCATTATTTTTTCTTTTCCTTCTTTAGTCAGCATTACAGGGTTTCTTTGAGCTTCTCCATATTTTGCTTTTTTATAAACTGGGCTTTTTTTTCTTGTGTTTCCAAATCCGTATTTACTTGGCATAATTATCTATCTTTATCTTTTATCATATCGTCTATAGCTTTGTTATAAACTTTATCCGTATATGATTTGTTTTTATAAAATACACTTCGTTCTGAAGTGGGTAAGTCCTCCTCACCTAGTAAGATTCTATATATCCTACTTATCATTTGTGAACATTTCCACGAAGTTTTAAATACAGAGTACATTATAGTAGTTCTGTTTCTATGTCTCCATACATCGATCCAACCTTCGTTTCTTAACCTGTCCCATCTTGCTTTATCCCACGAGTACGTATAAACTCCGTTGATAAAATCGTTTCGTGTAAATCTTCCTTTACAATCTAAATAAATTAATAATTCTAAGTTTTACAGACCCACTTTCTAGTGAGCCTGTAATACTTAAGGATATTTAATTCACGCAGATCCTGCGCGGTTAGTCTCATCTACTACGATCCAGTAGTAAATGCTACAGTACTAACTGTTTTTGATATACCATCTCCATTAGCTTTGATAACCAAAGTACTTGGTCCACCAGGTTTAGTACCAGCCATATAATCAGCTAATTCTTTTCCAAGCGCAAGCGCTCTAGCAGTATCAGTAATAGTAATGATACTATCAGTTTTCGTGTTAGCGTCATCAAAACCAGACCTACTAGAAGTATAGTTACGGAAATGTACAATTACGTCGTTACCGTCAGCAATGTGCATAGCTGTAATATACTTTACAGGTACCCAGTGACAATCAGTTGAACTGTCTTGAAATTCAATCCATTTTTGCATAATTTCTCTTTTTTTAATTAATAATTCGTTTTCGTTTTTAAGTTTAAGGTTTGTGGATTATGGTTTGGGCTTAATATATATAATATCACATAGAGTGATATATTTTTATGTACCGTATGTAATTGATAAGGAAGTCATTCCAACACCTAATTTTACAGAAGTAAAATCATATGTTCCAGGTGGATTGTTAAGATTATTTGGTATGCCATTATCTCTATCAGCAAAAACTACTAAATTAGTTTTATCAGAGTTTAAAGCGATAGCCAGTGCTTCACATAACTCTTTAAATTTACCAACAGCGTGTTGTATTCTTATTGTATCAACATTAGCTTTACCTATTGTAGATTCAAAATAAATTTCAGAACTAGAAGTACTAACAGGATCAATACCTTTAAATTTAGAAGCAGGCCAAATACAGGCGTTTCCATATACTTCTATATCTAAATCATAATCTCTAAAATATATATATGTTTCTTTTGTTCCCCAACTCATAGTTTTGTTTTTAAGCTTGTGTTGTTACTGTAGCGCTTTTTATTTTGTATGTTACAAAGTTAGCTGTGCCAGCTGATAACGAACCATTTGTCATTACTATAAATGGATCTCTTTGATTGACTTGTAAAAAATGCACAAATTCTTCGTTGAATTGTTTGTGTAGATCATTAAAATCCACATTTTGACTGTGAGTTAAAACCACAGTATCAGCAGTTGCTGTACCGTTTCTAGCTTTAAAATATAACGTTGATTCTCTATCACCGCTCATTACATCACCTGTTTCTCTTATACCTAATAACGAATCTAATGGAAACATACAAGCCTCACCTGTTGTTTCTACTGTTCCTTCTCCAAAATAAAAAAATCTTACCATTATTAATTATGCTTTAGTTACTTCAACTGTACCTGTTAAACCTGCCCCGTCACCATCATCTAAATAAACACCGTTTGCTTCGTCTGCAACAACTATAAATTTACTCACTACAACGCTACTGGGATCACAAAGTCTTGCTATTAAACGAGCTACTTGCTCGTGTTTATTAGTACCATGTTGAATTAATACATCATCATCAACAGCAGTGTTGTTTTCAGCTTTAAAAGAAATTCTAGTTGTATTTGTACTAATAGGATCTAAACCTAAAAAAGCACTAGCAGGGTACATAGCTGCGGTGCCAGTTCCTGAAACAGTTCCTTCTGCAAAATATAAATAATTCATAACTTAGTTTTTATTCTACTAGAACAACGTCTCCATCACGAATAACTCTATAAAGAGTCTCTTTCCATGATATATCGTGTCCAGCGTGTTTATCATAATATATCACATCTCCATCTTTCAAACCTTCTACAAGATTTCCACATGATATTATTTTTGCTTTTATATAACGATTGTCTACATCTGTATCATCCGTCATTATAAGACCAGCAACCTTTTTAGGTTCTGTCTTTATTTTATCTACTACTATATATCTATTGATCGCTTTCATTCATTCTCATATTTGAAATTACACAATCTGCAGATATAATCGTTGATACCACACTTACTGCATTTTTAAGCGCTGACTTAGTTACAAGTACTGGATCAATAATACCAGACTCAATCATGTCAACTGATTCACCAGTTACAACATTTACACCCAAACCTTTAGTAGGTCTTGGTTCTACTTGTTCTAAACCAGCGTTTGCTAGTATAGTGTGAAAAGGTGCTGTTATAGCTTTAAGTAGTATTTCTTCACCCACCGCGTCAGCGGTGATTTCCTGCGAGGCGTTTAGTAGTGCAATACCACCACCTGGCACAATACCTTCTTTCAAAGCAGCTTTAGTAGCATATATTGCATCTTCTACTCTATCTTTCTTTTCTTTCATCTCAACTTTAGAATCAGCACCTACTTTTACCATACCTACGCTACCCGATAACATTGCCAGCCTTTGTCTATGTTTTTTTTGTATAAATGGATTTTTTTCCCATTTATCTATAGTTTTCTTAATACTCTTAATCCTTTCTTCCATTTCATCTTCTGGAGGATCTATAGTTAAAACAGTGCTTTTATCATCTGTTATTGCTGAGTAAGCCTCACCTAAACAATCGATGTCTATTAAATCAAGATCATCACCTAGTTGCTCGTTAATTACTTTTGCTCCGACTAAAAACGCTAAATCAGCAACTGTATCTTCTTTAGTAGGACCAAAGCCTGGCAAGTCAACTATATTAACTTTTATATTACCCTTAACCTTGTTCATGAGAAGTGCAGCTTTAACTTGTTGATCAACAGGTGCCACTATAAGTAAAGAGCGTTTATTCTTAATAACATGTTCTAATACTGTTTGTATTCTTCTTATGTTAGGTATTTCTGAAGATACTATTAATACTAATGGGTTATCAAGCTCGCATATTTGCTTGTCCTTATCAGTAACAAAATGTGGTGATGTGAGTCCTGAGTCTATTTGTACACCATCTACGACTTCAACATATGTCTCTTCAGTTGGAGACTCTTCCATTAATACCACACCGTCTTTACCTACTTTAGTATAAGCTTCTGCTATAATCTTTCCTAGTTCTGCATCATTATTGCAACTTATTGAACTAACAGATTCCAGCATATCGCCCTCGATCTTGACAGAAATCTTATCTAGGTAATCATTTACCTTTTTAAGACCGGATTTAATCCCGTCTTTTATTTCTCTAGTAGTATTATCACTACTTTTTACTTCTTTTAATAGTGATTCAGCAAGGACGGTAGCTGTAGTAGTACCGTCACCTGCTTCTCTCACTGTGTTTTTAGCAGCTTCTTTAATAAGAGTTGCCCCCATATTTTCAACCGGATCAAACAAGACAACTGATTCGGCTACAGTTACACCGTCTTTTGTTATTACCGGTAAACCTCTAGCGTCTTCGTATATAACACACTTTCCAGACGCCCCAAGGGTTGATTTTACTGCTTTTGCTAGCTTTTCAACGCCAGCAACTACTTTTTCGTTAGCGTTATCACCAAAGTTTATATCTTTGACAATCTCGCTAGGCTGATTGTATTCCATATTTGATTAAATTTAATTAAATTGTACTTCTTTTAGAATGTTTTTACTACTTTTGGGCCTTTTGTAGCCTCTAATTTCTTAGAGAAATGGTCGATGCTGCCATCAATTGCGGCTTCAGCGCCTTCTATGGTCTCTCTACGTGTTACATCGTGCCAATTTTTGTCATTTTCTGGATCTGACACCTCCGTTTGGTAAAATCCATTCGGTAATTGTGTAATTCTCCAGTTACTTTTGTCAGCTAGATGTTTCCACTGGTTAATAGTTTTTTCATTCGGTTTAACATTGCTAGTATATGTACTAGTCTTGTAGTATAAATAAGTCATTTTGGTTTATTTTTTGGTTAATATTGACTTGGTTTAGGGTCTTTCCCTATTTTCTTTTTCCAAACCCAGGCATTTTAAATCCTTTTTTTAATATTGGATTATCAACCGTTCTTTCTTGATAAAATTTATCTCGCGCGGCTTGTTTTACTGGATCACTTAATGGTGCTATAGCTGAACCAAACCTCATCTCTGCCTCTTCAATAGTCCCTGGTTTCATAGCACCACGAATATAATATTGTGATTCTTTATCTGTATCTACTTTTTCAACAGGTTTTGTGTCTTTAGGTAGAAACTTCCATGCGTGTGACACAGGTATTTTAGCGTGTGTAAAGTTTTTTAACCTTTTTAAATCCATACCCTCTAACGATCTGTTATGCTTTATAACTAAATCTCTAACATCTTCTTTGTTTACGCCAGGATTTTGTTCAATGTAATTTATAATCGCATCCATCCCTTGTCTGTAATATTCTCGAGTAGTCATTTTACCCTTTTTGTTTTTTATAGGAGTTGATTTTTTCATATTACTTTTCTTTTTTAGTTCCTTTACCATCATTTCCTCTATTTGCTTTCACACTTTTAAACTTTCCATCCTTATGATCGTAATCCTTACCTTTTATATTTTTACCGGCTTTTTTAGCAGCACGTCTTTTACGTTGATTCTCTGCTTTTTTCTTACGCCTATCCGCTGTCATCGCTGCTTTCTTATCGCGAATAGCTTTCATACGTTTTGCTGTAGGTGTAAGTTTCTGTTTTGCCATAAC